AATTCTTTGCTAATCTCTTGCCAATCTCCTAAATGGCTCACTCCACCTTGCCAACCGATCCTAATTTCCTTCTTTTTCTTGTCTTTTGGTATGAATTTACCCTCTGGGTACATAGGAAAGTTGATACTATTGGGTACAATAGCCCCTAAACACGCCTCACTAGCGTATTGCATATAAAACTGGGTTAGATTTGCTACTGGAGTAGTAATTAAGTCTGCTACACCAACTAAGTAGAGCATATTCATTTGACCAACAAGGTTTTTATGCCTGTTAAAGTCTTCTGTAACGCCCGTAACCCATACTGGTTTAATATCTGTTACCTCACCGTCTTTGTCCTTGAGTGTTGCGTAAGCGTCTTGAGTACCAAAGTCTTTATAGTGTTCGCTTGTAGGTAAAACTTCCATAGTATTATCATCGTGGTCAAAAACAATAGGCTTTAGTGGGTCTATATTACACTTGATTTCTTTTACATACTCGTAGTCTTGTATTCTAGCCACTACCACATCAGCAGATTTTATAACTTCTAACGGGTCTTCCTCCTTACCAGTCATAATAAGGCTCTTAACGTTGTCCATACCCTGGAAAAGATCGTGCCACTGTCTAATACGATACCAGCCACACCCACCTTCGTCTACAGGTAAGTACAATATACTCAAAGGTCTTTTCTTCATTTGGGAAACACCCCTAAATTTATATAGTTTTTGGATCTACTGTTAAACACATTCTACCCACTTCGTCATCAACAAGTAACTTTTTAAGTATCTTAGGGTCTTTATAATAATCTTCTCCATATATTTCTCTAGCCACGTAATCCATTTCTTTAGGTATCTGGGCTATCATTCTAAGGTCTCTATCTTTACTAAACCCGTCTGTTTGGAGTCTTCTGTCTGCGTTCTCTTTAAAAACACCGTCAAACCCACTATCAATACCCTTGTTCATTTTCTTTTTACGATTAAACTCTAAAGATTCAGCTATTTTCTTTACTAACAGCTTATGCTCCTCAGCGTTTTTAGGTCTGAGTTTCTCAAGCCTTTTTACAACTTCCTCTTTACTGAGCTTCTTTTTGATTTCGTTACCGTCTGGGTCTACTATCATAGATATATTATAACACAAAAGGGAGATTGCTCTCCCTCTGTGTACCCCTATACAATTAAGATTAGGAGGCGTAAAGCCCTGTCATCTTACCATTGTACTTGTCTGACCTTCCCTCAAGAGTCAATTCACCGTGTACAACTCCGTTCTTAGCGTCTGCTGTTTCTGGTGTATCTATCTTAGCAACTGGTCTTAGTTGTGCGACTGCCCACGTATCTTTGCTCAATGCGTAGATTGTGCTAGATGTGACTACACTATCGCCATCAACTCTTAACATCCCGAATGGGGACTGATAAAGAGTAACCTTTGATGTCATTTTAGTATTGTCATCGTTGTAGACTCTGTCTGCACTTGCTAACTCAGCAATAGCTCTCTGTTGTCTATAAGAACACAATAGCCAGTCTGGATGTCCTCCATCTGTATATATGTCTTGTAGAAGTTCGTTGAGTCCTGCTTCTGTTAAAGCTGCACCTGTTGCGGTTGCACCTGCTCCAGTAACTATGTTATTGGTAATGAATGCGTCAATACCTTTAAGTCGTCTTCCTGTTCCTGATGCACCTGAGTTTGCTGTCCCATTGACTAAAGCATTCTCTATGTCTCTTCCAATTTCCTTTAGAGCAACTTCTACTCTAAAAGCATACTCGTTCTCCATACCTGCAGGATTAACTGCTTGCTGGGTGTTAGATACTTGGAATAATTTCCTAAATATCTGAGTATAGTTCCCATCTCGTGCTGGAGCGGTTAATGCACCGTAGCTATATGTTGCACCTTCAATTTGTGCGTTGGTAGCTGCAACAGCATAATCGTATGTACTCCATTCGTGATAGGTGTTTGACGCTGATACCTTTTTGATTCCAGAAAATACTGGAGTTTCCATTTGGCCGATCTTTGTTAGAACATCGGTTAGATCCTCGTGGTTGGTTGCAGCATCATATGTTTGATATACTGCCATTTCACTTGTTAATTAATTTAAGAACCCCACCCCTAATTCTTTGGCATACCAGCGTATTTCTTCAAGAAATCAGTCATATTGCCTGTTTTACTCGCAGCTTCTAATTCTGAATTCCTTGTGTCGTTTACTTCTTGTACACCGCCTGACTGCTTTTCTGCGTAAGCTGAACTCTTTTGAGATTTAGCTTTAGCGTCTACGATAGCGTCAAAATATTTAAGTTTGTACGCAGTCTCTGGGTCAGTTATATGCTGTCCTTTTGACATAGCGTCATCCATAAACTCTGCTATCTCAGCTGGAACGAATTTAGGTAGTCCGTCTTTTCCATCGTGTTCTCCAGACAATCTATTCATATCCGAAATGAATATGTTTTTAGCCTGCTCTTGCTTTTGAGCCGCATCATAATCCTCTTTAGTAAGAAATCCTAGTTTCTTTAGAGCCTCTTGTGCAGTCTTAGCCTGCTGGCTTTGTGCCTGTGCTTCTGGTGTCATAGACGCCAACCTTTCTTCTTCTAGCTTCTCAGCCTCAACTTGGCTTTTAAGTTCTCGCAATTCGTTGCGTTCCTTAATTACCTCGTCTAATCTTGCCTTTGGTACAGATTGACCGTCCTCACTATGAGCCTGATCGTCTCCCTCAGCTTGATTATCCTGTTGTCCTTCTTGAGAGATTTCCGACTTCTCTGTCGTTTCAATAGAATTATCTACAGTGCTTGTTTCTACTGGTGCCGATTCAGTAACGGAAGCATCCGTTGTTATTGCGGCTTTTACTTCTTCACCCATTTAAGTATTCCCACATTTTAACGACTTCTGTGTCGTACGGGATAAAAATTTAGTTATAAAGAGCTAGTGTTAATATACACTAAGCAACTGGCAAGGGGTTTAATCGCCAGCTGCCTACTGTATACTACTATATTATACTATATACCTATAGTCCCCTATCCTATCTCCATTTGCATTCCCTCTGGTAACGGTGCGTTAGGGTCCATTTCTTGGTTCTGGGGCTGCATAGCGGCTATTTCTTCCTGTATTCTTAACTCTTCTTCCTCTGGGTCTATATCATAAGCCTCTAATAGTGTCTGATTACTTATTACTCCCATAGCTTTAAGCTGTTGCATAATCTCTCTCTTACCTTCCTTAGTGTACGCTGTACCACTTGTTATTCTTACCTTAACCTCAGGATTCTCTGGTATATTTACTACAGGGAAGTCAAAACCGTTTGTATCAACACTAGCCTCGTTACTTACTATGCCTAGCATATCGCCACTATCAGTTCTAAATGGCTTCATTAGTAACTGGTGCTTATAACCCATATCTAAGATAGCCTCTCCTAAGTCTTCCATAGAATTAGCAAGATTGTTTATTAGATCGGATAGGTTTATATAGTTGTTAGCTACAAGTGTTTCAATAGCAATACCACTCTTAACACCGCCTGGGGTCTGTCCTAGAAACGCTTCATTAGCAGCTCCTATCTGTTGCATATACCCACCTAAAGCACTTATCTGTCTTTCTACATCACTACCCTGTGGCTTCATATCCATAATCTCTGGCTTGAATCCTGGCTTATACTGTATTATCTGACCGTTCTGGTTAGTTATATTCTTGACTCCAGCACCTTTAGGAGCAAGTATCTTACCCTTGTTAAAGAGAATATTGTACTCAAGTCTACTGGTTTCAAGATAATTGAGTGCCTTGTTAATGTTTACTATGTTCTTAGCCCAACCCTCACCGTATATAGTGCTTAGGTTAATGTCTGGCTTATAAAATACAAAAGGTAAAGTGTCAAAGTCTGTTGGATCGTTTCTTAGTATCTCACCATTACAAGTAGTTATTACTCTTACTCCGTCTTCTGTCATACACCACGTTTCGTGAATAAGTACATTTCCTTTCACATAACCAGCGTCGTGCAAGTTATTGACTATCATATCCTTATAATCACTCTCACTCATTTTGTCTGTAGAAGCTAAATCTTCTAGTACTTCTTTATTGTAGTTAGGATTCTTTTTAAGTAATTCTAAAGGCTTACTAACTACCTTGACCACATACCTAGCGTCTTTAGCGTCTGTTGCGTAAGGGTCTATGTAAGTATCAAAAGGGTCTAGTGTTTCTACCCACACGTTACCTTCTCCTTTATCAGCCTCAGCATCGTACCCATACTGGTATATGCCAAGCCCATAAAGTAGTCCAAATAAAACAACCTTATTAGTCTTGTCTTCAATATTTAGTTTGTCGTACTCAAAGCCTAAAAATTCCCCTAGTATATGACCCTCGTTAGGTTTAAGTTCTCCGTAAGGCAAAGCGTCTACATCCCAAGTAGGCTGTGTTCTCATTACAGCGTTTCTAACAGCCCTAAGTATCATATAGGTGTAATTCACATAGAATGTTAGTGGGTTCTTGGTGTCTTTAACAAAGTTAGCTGTCTTAGGATCGTACTTAAGATTCTGAAAACCCATATAGTACATATAGTTTACAAACCATTGAAGCTCTACATTCGTGCCTCTCCAGTTTTTACTCTCTTCAAACTTCTCTTTGGTATATGTAATCCAGTACTCTTTGTCGTACTTTTCCTTCTGTTCCCCTTCTTGGTTAATCTGGGCTTTACTTTTCATAGTGTTTTTGACCAATATTAAGAACCCCTATTCCCCTTATTTCTTTTTATTAAGATACTCTCCTACCTGCTCTATAGGTACAAAGCCGTCTTCTTCTTCTGGCTCTTCCTCTTCTTCAGGGGCTGAGTACATAGCAAACTCTTGTAAATTACTAGCCTTAATCATTTTCTCTAATTCTCTGCGATCTCTTGAGTCTGTCAGTATCTTTACTATATTTATAGCACCCAGTGTTAGTATGGCAATACCAAGCAACACAACCAAGAGTATCAATGTTAGTTCCATATATAATTATAACATACCCACTACATCATATTATCTATACTGTTCATATCTACCCAAGTATCTATATTATCATCAGCCACATCAAGTGGAGTACCCTCTTCTGGTATATACCCAGTAATAGGGTCTGCACCTGCTTGTAATACTCTTCCGTACATATCTAATTGAGGGTGGTCATA